CAGCACCACGTTTGCCTTCTTCTTTAGCAGCTTGTTTAACTAACTCAGAAGTAACCTTACCGCCACTAGCTAATCCCTTCATCCATTGACTACCGAAGATAAGATTAACAAAACCATTTACAATTGCTCGTCCTTGGGATACATCGTCATCCCCGTACATACCCTGTGCAGTAACACTAGCTGCATAGCCAGTACCAAAAGCCACGGGTATATAACCAAACCCAGTAGCTAAAGCGGCAGCTTGCCCAGCAGCACTTAATGAAATCTCAGCACCTAACTCTTGGGCAGTTTCCCATGGAGTCTGACCGTTAGTTGTTTCTTCTTTTTCTTCCCCTCTTTGTGCTAAAGCTAGTGCTTCTTCAAACGTCATTGACCCCGTAGGTCTATCTTGTTCTTCACTGAGCTGCCCTTTCATAGCTAAAGCTTTTGCTTCTTCAAATGTCATTGTTTACTGGCCTCTATTATTAAAAGATCTTTGATCGATCCTCATTCTTGGGGTTTGTTATATAGTCAACGATTTTTCCAGCGCCCGTAGTTATTCCTTTTTTTATTTTATCGAGATTCTTACTAGCATCCATTTGTGTTCTTTTCTTTCGAATTTCTTGTATTTGTGGCACAGTAAGACTTGAAACTAACTGATAAACACCTTCCCCGTTTTCGTCCATGCCTACATTGATAGTTTTTGCATCTCCCTCCCCCATCGTATCGCCTAGAGCGCCTGAACCATCAGGTAGTTGTTTCTTCTTTTTCTTCCCCTCTTTATTATTATTTGTGCCTGAACCACCAGTATTATTATTTGTGCCTGGGGGTGGACCACCAGTATTATTATCTGTGACTAGACCATCAGGGAATTCTAATCCTAAACCTGGAAAAGCACTATCTACAAAATATTTAATTTGTTCTGGACTGTACACTCCTCTTGAGGATAATTCAGCGTACATTTTTACAGCATCCGTTCTTCTTTTAGCAGCATCCTGTTTAGTGTTATATTCAAACCTACTGTCTTGCTCTGCTAGTTGTGACTTGTACTGCGCCATCTGACGACCAGAAGCATACGCAGCTAATGCGGCTCGTGTGTCACCCATTTTACTTAATGCTTCGGCTAATAAATACTGACGGCGTGGGTCATCGGGGTCTAAGGCAGCAATCTTTTCATTTAATTCTGTTTCTTGTTGTTCAGCGTTCATAGCCTCTGCCATTTTTGGATCTTCTATACCAAAGCGTGATAGTAATCCACGGCCAAGCTCTGCTCCAAAATCTGCACCAAACTTAGCCACTGCTGGGTTTGTATTATCCCGTCTTACCATAAGCGCTGCTAGATCTTTTTGTTCCTTTTCCTGTTCAGCTCTGACACCAGCCGGTAATAGACCGAAGATACCTTTAATCATTCCTGCCATAATATAATTCCTTTAATATTTTTATTCTAAGCATACTATTTTTTCAGATACTTAGCTGCAAACGCCGCACCAATTGGGGCTCCTG